GAGCAGGTCCGTAAAAATCTATTGCTTCCTGAGTTCCATTTGATAATGTTATTGTATGGTCAGAAGAAGAATTTACTCCAATAAAGCTAGTACCATCTACTATAAAATTATTAGAAGCAGTAGAGATATTAGCATTATAGCCTTCATAATTTTGAGGATATACTATTAATTGTACACTCATTATACAGACTGTGTTCTAAGAGTCTTGCTTTTTTCAACTTCAAAAGTATATTGCATGAGCTTATCATTAGCAACAGTCTTTTTAGTGTAGCTAGATGTTGTAATTCTAGTAGGTGTTACATATTGATTCATAGCAGGTATTAGAAGACCTTGTACTTGGTTTAAATCACTTTGGAATCCATCTAAAATAAATACCTCAGGACTATTAATAAGTTCTTCAAACCAAGCTGATTCTGATTCGTTTACAAAGTCTGTATTCATTTTAATCTTTTCTGTAGCATTTACTCTAAAAGCTTTTTTACCACCTTTATAACTATCAATTTTATATACACTCGCATTCCAAGAACCTTCTAGCTGCTGATATGTACTTCCTTTAGTTGATATTGTTTTTATTGACTTCATGTTAAAAGTATAGTAATCCCAAGCTCCCCATTGGTTTAACCAACAAAGTCTAATAGGCTCGAAGCCTTTTGTATTTGGACAATTTACATTTATTGTATATTTAGTTCCGAAATTAGTGGATGACCCAAGTAAAGGCTCAACTGTATAATAACCTCCTTGAATAAAGTTTATTATCGGTGCGCTATTGAATAGAGTACTCCAATTTCTTAAATTAGCAGGGAAGCATCCAAAATAAAATAACCTATCAGAAGCTTCAGCAGTTTGGTATGAAATTCCTCCATTTGCCGCATTAAACTCAACAAATTCTTGACCTATTAAAGAACCTGTAGAGTCGTAATACTCAAATTTAATTCTAGTTGGTTTACTTGCAATAGTAAAAAAACTAAGAGTTCCATAGTCATTAATATTAGCATATTGAGTAAAGGGTGCATTAGAAAGAAATTCACCTGCATCTTGGTCTAAAGTAAATCTTTGAGGTATTGGATAACCAAAATTATTTCCTGTACTTTGTATAAATGCTTGTCTTGATAAGTCTAATACATCTGTATATTTTAAATATCCATTAAAGATATTATATAAGTCTGAAACTTCTTTAGTATTATCAAAAATTATTTCTTCAAATGTTGGGCTAGTACTATCAGAATCTTGGTATTGTGTTCTAAATACTACAACCATATAACGCAAAGTATTTATATTACCTGAAAATTTATCTATTAAATGAATTGGTACATTAGAATCTTTGCCATTTGGCTTTAATTTGTATTCGCTTCCTTTTCTAGCTAAGTTATCTGAATTAACAAAGCTTTCAATAATAGGACTAAAATCAAACATTCCTACTCCTGCATTGTTAGGGGTTGTTTTAAATGTTCCTACTATATCTGTAGTAACAGAAGGATTCGGCGGATTTCCAGAACTCATGTGAACTTCAGCTACTATTTTTACTTTAATCTCAGCAGCAACTACAGAAGCATTAGATACGCAAAAAATTACATCTTGCCCTACAGGAAGAGTATCATATAAAGGGTTTTGTTCTATTATTGTAGCCATTATTTTATTGTAGTTAATCCGTTAATTATATCTTCTTTTACATTTCCTAACAAGTCTTTACCAAACTGCTTTAGGCCAAGTCCTAAAGGTTTTTGAAAGAAGCTTATACCTTGTATTCCTTTCCTTCCTATACTTCTAGCAATTAAAAAAGTTATTGTCTTACGCTTCATGAACTTTCCGCTTGCATCTCTTGGAGCTATTCCTTTCTTGACTACCCACTTATCTAAAGCCTTACTTGGTGGCTGAGAATGGCCTGCCCTATTTTTATAACTATAAGGAGTTTTTATTGTTTTACCTTTATAATCTTTAAAGCTTCTTTTAACTTTAGTTCCTGAAACTCCTTTGTCTACAAAAGTTCCGTAACTATCCATATAGAATTGTACTGTAAAGCCATCATCAGTATTAATTACTTTAAATTTAATAGAATTTTCTAAAGCACCACCTTTTTTAGCTTTTTGTAAATTACCTTTAGCTCTGTTTACTACTTGTTTTCCAAAGCTTTCTAAGTACCTTTCTATATTTTTAGTTTTCACTATTCTACTCCAACAAATACTTCAACTCTAGCAGTAACGGCCGTAGTTGGTTTTACTTGTAAAGAAGCTAAATTTAACATAGTTCCAAAAGAAGGAGCGCCAACTTGACCTAATGCAATTACATCACCTGAATATAGAATATGAGAACCTCCAGCCCTTACTGTTACTGTATAACTTGATGTTGTAGTCTGTACCGCTAGCTCAATATCTACTGCCGTTTCTAAGTTTGTAACTCTTACGTATTTAGTTCTATCTACATCAATAGCACCTGGAGAAGTTGAAGGTAGTGTATCAAATACTGCTACTGTTGTTGCTACTGATGCCGTACAGGTTACTATCCTTTCAAATACGTCATTAATTCCTGTTGTCGTTAAAGAATTAACTGAGCCTCTAAGGCTTGAATTGAGTGTTACTGTTTCTGAGATTGTTGTTACTAAGTCTGCCATATTTTTATAAATTAATTGTTATTTTAAATTTTTTCCATCCTATTTCTATTATTAGCCATTTAAATTTCCACTTCATTAATATCCTGCACCCTTTGTATTTACAGGAATTTCACAAGTTTGGAAGTCGTTCATAACTAAAATTCCAATATTAAATACATAGCCGCAACAAAGATTATCGAATCTTTCCTGAAAAGGCTCTATTGTAAATTGGTCTTGTGTAAAGTACAAAGGAAAGTTAATGTCATTTACTCCTTCTAATGATTGTCTTGTACTATGTCTAAGCATTCCAATGAAGTCTGTAACTATTTGTAGAGTTTCATTAAATACATCTTGTTCGTTAGTTAAAGTCTTAACTAATTTAGGAAAGTTAGCGTTAGTAAAACTCTTTGTCCAGTTATCTTTTTCAGTTACCATGTCCATAATAAAGATTTGGAAGTTATAGGTTAATTGACTATCTCCTGTTGATACTGATGTAGGATTAATATGCAGCAATGGAAATTTCTGCATCTTTTCAAGATTGATGTCAAATATATCTCCAACAGAAGTTGATTCAATTTGCTCGTGATACTCACCTAATCTAAGAAGAGTATTTACTACATTATTATATGTCTTATTGGTAACCATTTATTTTACTTTATTTTGCGAGTTCAAATCTGTTTCATAACTTAGCCAGGTCAAGCATTCTAAAAGACTTAGCTTTGTAATTGTTTCTAATTTACTTATATCTTCTTTGCATAATCTATGCATCACCCCAAACCAGCCCCACTTGCTAGCAAAGTCTTCTGTTGCTATTGCATTTTCATTTCCTTCTGCTTCTCCATCAAATATGATGGCAAAATCTCTGATAACTCCTTCACGAAATTGTAGAAAAAAAAAAGGCTTGCTTGCACTTGTTCTGCTGACATCATTTTCATTTCTTCAGACCTCATTGTTATATCTCCATCATAAGCATCAATAATATAAATATCGTTTTTCTTTTCTTTTATAGGTCTGTAGAGAATTGCCATCAGTTCAGGAAGGTTTGTATTTATTCCGTTCTTGATAAACTGCTCTATGTCTGCATACTCACCTAATGTAATTTCTGAAAGTTGTGGATGGAATCCATATTCAATTTCATTAATCTCAATTATACTTTTAAGATTTGTATCTTGCTTAGCTTGTAGCTCGCCTATCTTACTCAGTATGACGGCAACATCTGATAAGGCTAATTCCTTTACTAACTTCTTAGGAATATCTGATAGTGCTGCAATAGTTTCAGTAGCTTCTTCAGTCTTAGTCCCTGTTTCAAATTCAATAAGTTTAAGCCATAATTCCAACGTAACTTCCGACCAACTATTGATTAGCTTGAACTCTTTTACTTTGCCTCCTTTTTTAATTTTAACTTTCATACACTATATAATAGAAATTTATTGTTTTTAGTTTAACGATTTTTTTTACTGCACAAAATACCTTCCTGAGTTTGGATTGTCTAGGTGATAGATTACATTATATCTAATGCCGTCTATTGCGTGATTCCAATTATCTACGTATAATTTTGAACCCTTGTCTGAATATACATAGTTGTTTAACTCTTTAGCTATGTTAGTTGATTCAGGACTTACTATAAGCTCATAGTCTTGCATTCTAGTTATACCACTTTCAATAGTTCCTTTCTTAACTGCTTTAATGTTTACTCCTAAATGCTTTAAGTCTGCTATTAGTCTAGGCTCTGCTGAATCTGCTATGATTAATTTACTATCTACTTTGTCTAATATTATCTGAGCAAGCTCTTGACTCTTTAATCCATTACGATAAAGGTGTTCTTTTAAGTATATCTTCTTATGCTTCTTATCTATTGCTACTTCAGTTAATGAGTCAGGGTCTATTGAGAACCCAAAGTCCATTCCACAAGAAGTCTGTAAGTTATCAGGATTAAATTCACCTATACTCCAATTTTCGAAGACAACCCCCTCGGCTTTTGCTAACCATCCCCCAAGAATCTTATGCTGATACTTTTTAAAGTTATTATGCCTTATGCTCTTAATACGCTCTAGGAAGCTCTCAGAGAGATTTGTTTCATTATCTAGGTATGTACTATGGATATAGCATACATTGTCTTTAACGCCATTAAAACCACCTTCAACTCCTTTGTCCTCAAAAAACCTTTTGTATATCCAATGTTCTTTAGTAACTGGATTTAATACTAATATGATTCTATTCTGCACTTTCTTTTCTCTTATACTTAAATCAATAGTATCAAAGATATTCTCATCTACAAGTTCTTCGGCTTCATCAAGTACCCAAGTGCTTATCCCTTGTAATGACTTTAGACTTGCAGTCTGGTTTCCTGCTGATGTCTTGATACCTCTAAATAGGATGTCTGATTTGTTTCCTAAGTTTATTACCTCAGCTTTGTTTACGCTAAAGGTATTGTCATATCCAAGCAGCCCTATCTTCTCTAAGAACTCAGGAATGATTGATAGGTGTGCTGATGTCATTGTATAACGTGTGAATAGGACTCTAACATTCCTAGACATAGTTAAGAGCGTTAGAAAAACTGTAACTGCAAAAGACTTTCCAGAACCCCTACCTCCTGTTATAATAAAGTATCTAGCATCTGATGTAAATAGTGCATTATATTTTTCGCTAAGATTCAGAGCTTATAAAGTTTATTAAAGGTACATTAAGACTTTCATCATTAGTAGTTACATCTACTCTTTGCTGAGGTTTGCCGTAAAAGTATTCAAAGTATAACTTAACCGCCCATTGTTGCTTTTGCTTTATGCCTTCTTGTAAAGCTTCAAGTGCTATTCCACTCATTGGTGTTAAGTGTTCTATTAGCTTTTGTTCTTCACCTTTACCTTTACGTCCTGCTCCTTCTCTTTTTCCTCCATGTTCCATTTTGAAATAATTTGATTAATCAAGTTGTTATATAATAGAAATTACTCGTATTCATTTGGCAGCATTAGTCTTATGCCTAAGTCAGTTATAGCCCATACTCTTATTTGCTCTGTATATACTTCAAAGGCTTTAGTATTTAAAGCAGTTGTACTACCTATTTTATTTAATGCTATTTGATTATCGTTAATACTTATCATTTCATATTCAGATAAGAACTTAGCTCTTAGTACGTCATGCATTTCATTAGGAAAATATCCTAGTTCTTCTGCTAGTCCTTGTACTATAAATTTCCAATAGTAACTGTTCTGCATATTACTTCTTGTGTTTCTTTGTTTCTTTACACTAACTATGTAGTCATTATCTAATTCCTTTAGGTAACTGAAAAGGCTTTGCTTATCTCTACTGTCCTTTATTACAAACTTCATTAATCAAAGGATTCATTGATTCCCCTTTCGCCTACTAGCTTTTCCTTTGCTCCAGCCCATAAGTTATCCCTTCTCTTACTTAGGCTAGGTTCTGTCCTTTGTAGTGATGGTATTCCTTCTGTCGGTACACTATCCATATACAGTCCACATTCACACTCTGCTTCCTTTGCTTCCCAATTTCCATGTCTAAAAACTATTGTAACTTTAGATAGTTCTCTAGTGTTTCCAC